GCATATCCACCAGCACCTGATGTATATTCAGCAGTATCTCTTTCAACTTGTTGTGCTATAGCTGCTTCTTCATCCTCTGCATCAGCAAAAGTTCTTTGATTTCTATATGCATCAGCTAATTTAATTTTTAAAGCCCCAACGTTTCTTGTAATACCTTCTGGATCACCTTCTTCTTCTGCTTGACCTAATAAAGGAGCTAATAAAGAACCACCTGCAAATATAGTTGCAGTTTTTCCGAAATCACCCATTGCTTTAAATTTATCTACACCAGCTGAAAGAAATGATGGTAAACCAAACATTGCATTTTTACCGCCAAAAAATGTACTAGCTCCACCTTTAATTAATGCAGGTGCAAAATTTAATGCAGCTAAGGCTAAAACTGGGTTATCTTTAACTGCACCAGTGACACCTTTAACAGCGCTTTTAACACCTTTAGTAACAGATTTAACTAGGCTACCTAGTCCATACATTTGTCTTGGTTGTTGCATACGTGATATTGCCATAATTATATATTTTAAACTAGTTTAAGGCAGGTATATTAACCTGTAATATCGTACTTTATTTGATTTTTTTATCAACGTCAACACGTTTTAAACTCTCTAATAGATCATAAAATCTACCACAATATTGGTACTCTCCAACGTGTGTAATGTAGTCTAACGCATAGATAAATACTTTACCACCCATATCGGTCCATCGTTGACAAAAACCAAAGTCTTCACCAAAATAACGTTTAGTTTCAGGGTCATGTAAAGTGTCAAATAAATTATAAAAATTTTCTTTTGATACTTCTTTACCATTAAATACCGTAGGCTGATATATCTTTAAATCTGGATATTGTTCAATCATTTTTTCGATAACCTCTCTTTTAATCAACATACATCCTGTAGGAGCATGACTAACCTCTATAACGCCATGTTCCATATTAATTTCTTTATCAACATCTAGTTTTACCGGGAAAGTATATCCTGCTCTCAATAGATCATCTTGAGTTTTTATAGTATCTGTGTTTTTTAATTTTCTCCACATCTTTTCTGTGTCAAGCATTTTCATTGGATATGGACATGCAATAATATCTTTATCCGCACCAATCATTTTAAATATTGTTTTAGCCTCAAAATCTATATCGGAATCAATAAACAATAAATAATCATAATTATCAGGATGATTTAAAAATTCTGCCACACATAAATTTCTACCTTGTGTAACTAAAGATGATTTTAATAAACTAAAACTAACTAATATATTTTGTTTTACACATTCTATTTGAAACTTTAAAGCAGCTTGTGTGTAGTGCATAGATACATCACTATGACATGGAGTAGCTACCATTATCTTGGCTTTGACTTTATTGTCTAAATTTATTTCAAGAGTATTTGATTCTACTTTATTGTGTTTTATAGTTTGATAAGTATCATTATTGGGTTCAACTGTTTTATCATCAAACCAAATAGGTTTATTGTTTTGCATTAATTGCTCCTTGTAAAAATCTAGTCCAACTAATTGATTTTACTTTCCAATTATAAAATCTGTTTACATAATCTTTCTGCATATTTAAATGATCCCTGAGGCCTGGTTCCTCAAGCGATTGTGCAGCAACTTCAATACCTTGTGCAAACTTACGTGCTAAATTTTTATAATTATTACTGTATGGAATGTACATTAGAAACTCGGCGCCTGTTTCATATATCGCTCCAAAATTAGTAGTTACACAATATAAACCTGCAGCCATTGCTTCTAGTAAAGATATACAAAATGTTTCTTCCCAAATACTTGGATAAACAAATAGTTGATAATCTTTTAAATGTTCTTTAATATATTCGTTCGGTTTATATCCAATATAATTTACATTTGGTAATTGTCTCGCTTGATCATACAATTCATGATACTCGTGATCATTATGATTATAAAAATCTTTACCATACACTTCAGTGGATGAATAAACATCTAAACTAATTAATGGATTTTTAACTAATTGCATTGCACCCAGTAATACACTGAGTCCTCTCCATGGAGTACAGTGATGTATTATTTTTATAGGTTCACCTTTTTTGTAAGGTTCTTTAACCGGTTCAATAGTGTCTACACCATTTTTTATAACTAAACATTTTTCTGTAGGTAGATCAAACATCATTATAAATTTTTCAAAGTTCCAATTAGAATTAAATACATACCAATCATATTTATTATGATTTGATTTATCCTTGAACCATGGAGCCAGATTCTGTTGATCATATGAATTTTTTTGCCAAAGAATATTTATCTTATCTTTTGATAATGGAATTTTTTCAGGTACAGATGTACAAATAGATACTTGATCCAATAACTTTGGATCAACGTGGTTTCTTAAATATTCAAATTGAAGTTCTGTCCCGCCTCTAGGATTTTGGTTTGTCATTGTTTTGATTCATGACTTTCTGTAAAACGTTTAGTCCTTTCGGTGATACTTGAACAGTAAGATCTTGAGCAATATCTGCTGCAGTTGTTTCAGTATTCGGATTTGCTATATCCGCTTCTTTTTCAGCTTCGTCTTTATATACTTTATTAGTTCTAGTATTTCTTAATACTACTGTTGTAGTACAATCAATTCTTAATAAATCTTCGTGTGCCATTATCCGTTTTGATCCTCTCTACTTATTTCTAATATTGATAGTGTAGCACTTATACCAGATGTATCAGAAGTTTCAAGGGCTATTGAATCATTATCTTCTAAAATTAATGGTCCTTTTGCTACATTACAGATTGTAGGCCCTGTAATACTTGCATGTGCTACAATAAAACTAGTTGATGCTGAATTATCGGTAATATGTACTTTAAATGTTTTTGATCCACTAGAGTTTGTAACCTGTACGTTTTGTATAATTGCATTTGCATTACTTGGACAAGTATACGTCGTTACTGCTGTAGTAACTGTTGGATCATAGAATGCGTTTTTATAAAAGTTTGCCATTAATATCCATCCTGTACCAATAATAAATCAAATGAAGCAGAAGCAGAAGAGGTGGAACTTGCTTTTCCAGAAACATAGATATCTGACTTTTGAGGTATTACATTGATTGCATTAAAGATAACGGTTGTTTGACCACCTCTAACATCTAAAAATTGTTTTGTTTGAAACGATGCATTAGCAACATTATTATCTCGTTGTATAAATTTAAATTGCATTTCTTGGTCTTTACCAGATGATATATTCATTGATAGTAAATAACCAGTATAACCTGCAGGTATAGTGTATAGTGTCATAAGTGTTTGTCCATTACCGGCAGTTATAGTTGCAGCAACATCAGATCCACCTGTATAAGTTACAGATATATTTCCAACATTATTTCCAGATGTTCCTGCTGTTTCAACAGACATTCTAAATACTCTTAAAAAAGTTTGTGTGGTCGTAACTGTAGTTGTTCCATCCATATCAACAGTTTCTTCAGCCAAATTATAAGAACCATCTAGACCTTGTATTCTTAAAGTTCTAGCACCTGTTCCAGCTACATCGTCATTAGTATCATCACTAACAACATCAACAGTTACAGCTGTAGATTGCCAAGGATAGTCGTCTCCTGTTTCCCAAATAGTTTCAAAAGCAAGTGAGCCAATACTAGGATTATATCCAAATTTATTAACCATAGAGTAACCAGGAACTTTACCTTGCTGTACGGCTAAATAAAATGGAATGTCATCAACTGTACTTCCACCTGTTATTGGATTGACATTATTACAAGAAGACATGTTAACAACCAAACCTTGAATTAAACCAAGTAAATCTTTCTAATTCTTTTCTTAAATCATCTTGAAATGAAAAATTAAGTTGGTCTTTTAATGTAGATAAAGATTCTAAAATCTGTCTTTGATTTTCGACATCATATTCTTGTTTTGGTTCTGGTATGTATGAAGTTATTTTAGCCATTAGAAAAATCCTGCTGTATCATCAGTAGCAAAACCACCTCTATCTCTACCTGCTATATCTGCATCACCTCTTCTGCTACCTCGGCCTCCACCGCTTACACCTACATCAGCACCGGCTGCTGCTCTTTTCTCTGCTCTTTTTGCTTGAACATAATCTTTTAAAGTTGGTGACAAAGCAAATGTTGTACCTCTTATTTTTTTATTTAATCCCTGTAAAGATTGTATACCACCTCTAAGTATATTCATTGGTGTTGGAATGTTTCCTAAAAATTCAAATAGTTTTGCAATACCTGATGGTTCTTTTTTATAATAACCAGATTGTCTTTTATAAGCTTCAACTGTATCTGGAGCTACAATTGCTTTTCCTGTACTAGGCTCAATATAATAAGGCGTTCCATCATCAGCTTCATATACATCTACTCCACTTTGTTGACCTACAACATTTGGTGTATTTGCTACACCATAAGAAGTATCAATTCCTAAATTTTGTAAAGGAGCCACTGTAGTAATACCACTTGGAACAATATCTCCAGCTATATTCATCATATTAGGTCTTGAAAGCACATTTGCTTTCATTTGATTTTCTTGAATTAGTTGATTAACTAAATTTTGATTTTGTAAATCAGGAACGTTATATTGATTAAGTATGTCTGAAACATTTATAAAAGGTGAAGCTGCCTTAGTATTAGTTATACCAGTACCTAAATTAAAAGTTGGAGTTATGTTTTGATAACTTAAATTAGGAACTGAAGGTGGTTCTGCAGCACTAGCTGAACCAAAAATACTATCAAAAAACCCTACTTCAGGAACTTGTTGTTGAGCTTCATAAACAGATTTCATTTGTTCATAAGCAGGTTGAGATGTTAGCATTATATTTTCTTTATTAGGATCATATTTTTTAGAAAACTGTTGGTCATAATACCTTTGTTCCATTGGTTTTAATTGATTATATAAATTGTTATAATTTATTTCTGCCATTATCTTCTTCCGTCTGGTTTTATATCTACTCTTAATGTTCCATAACGCCAAGTTTCACCTACAGCGTCATTTTCAATTTTGATTGCAAGAAGCCTGCCTCTTGCTCTAGTGTCCACTTTATCAGTGGTTGATGTAATTGTAAAGGGACCTAAAGGTGAACTTGTAGCAGTTTCCGATGGATAATTATTTAATAATAATGTTACTTTTGAATTACCTGTAAGTACTTTAAAATCAGGTATAAATCTTCTCATTGACATAATAAATTCACCATCACCTCTAAGATCAGCAAGACCAGTTGTTTGACCTAATCCACTTTGTCTTGCAGATATATCAAAGTCTCCTGATTGAATATAGGCATCAATAGAAGTTGTACCAGATGAATTTATTTGATCGGTTCCGGTTTCATGAGCATAGTAAGTTGATGCACCATTAATGTTTGTTACTCCTTGAATATCAAAACTAGGTGTAGCAGTAGTATCATAATCGGTTGCATACGGTAAATCATATACGCCTTGATCAATATAAGAACTTCTCCCTAATGATGAAGTTGTCCAACAGTTTTCTCCATAGTTATACGTTACACATCTATCATTTTGAATAGAACCATCTTTTGGATAAAACCAATTAATTTCATTATATAAAGTATTGTGTTCTGCATAAACAATTTCTGATGCAGAATAATTAATTCCTAAATTATCTCCAGATGTGGTAAATACAAAATCTTCTACTAAACATGGTATTGCTTTAACCGTACCATCGTACATAAAAAATCCACCTTCACCCGACATCCAAAAGACAACCCCATTTGAATAACTTAAAGCGTGTTGAGCAATTAATCCACAATTAGTACCTACCTGTCTAACTGAAAAAGTAAAAGGTGGACCAACGAATTGAATAACATAAGCCGATGAATCGGTTAATACTAGTGTATAATCTTTACCAGATACTGCTCCAACAATCACATTACCTTTATCGAGTCTAAAGGTCCCTGCGGTATTGGTTGCAGTTGGAGTATAGGTATTATAATCTTCTTGATTTGAAAATCGAATAAACATTGGATCCTGAGTCGATGTATCACCAATCGTTGTTTCAGTTCCAAAATGAAACACATGTCTATCTCTATCAGAAACTTGTGTCGATCTTGATGCGGTAGGTGCACCTGACATAGTTGTTGCTCGAATATCTCTTGCACCAGCGGCTCCGGCATTCCAAGTAAATGTTTTACCATTATGAATGGTTGCAATTAATATTTGTCCAAAGTTATCTAGACTCCAGTTGCCTGGATCCAGAATCACGTTACTAGTAGATCTTGGTGTACCCCATGTTTCAGCGCTCCAAGTCGATGTTCCCCAACCATATCCTGCAGTCTCAATAGTAGGTCCCACAAATACATAAGGATCAATTTGAGCAGATCCAGTGCCAGATGTTGTACCTGCTGAATTGGTTGGCATTGTAATTTCAAAAGTATTAGCAGTTACATTTTTTATCTCGAACGTATTATCTTCAAAATCAGATGTTGCATAACCCGATCCAGTTGGAACCGTAACTGAAGAAAATTTTACATATCTTCCATTCTGTAAATTATGTGTTGTTTTATTGACAGTAACCGTTGGTGAACCGGTTGTTGCATCAAAATCAGCTCCTGTTAAACCTGTATCTAATGGAGTGATGTCATAAATTTTATCCGAGTAATATAAAAATAAACCTTGCGAGCTTCCAATTGCTACATACTTTTCACCGGCTAAGGATTCGAATGCATGTTGAGCACGTGCTGCTCCTGGTATGGTTTGATTAGTTTTACTAAGTTGTGACCAGCCCCCTATCTTTTCAGGTAAACCATATCGAAATCTGACAAAATCTCCATCGACCCATTGTGATTCAGCACCTGAATCGGTTACTTGTTTATTGAATCCGGGTTTGAAGTTAAGTTTTTGTAGCATACTTTAAAATATACCAGATTATGTGTTATAGCAAGATTTCTTATCGAGCAGTTGCTGGTATTCCTGTAGATGTAACAAAAGGATTTTCAGCAAATGCCATGTAGATGTATGTGCCACCAGATGCATTAAATAAATCTCCACTTGCTCTTATTTTAAAACCATTACTTACAAAATCTAAACCATTTGCATTGTTAGAAGCTTCTGCGTTAGTTAAATTTGCGTAAATAATATCATTTGTAACATTAAATGTTGATCGTTTGTTATCCCAAATACCCCATTCATTTACACCACTTGATTTTTTAATCATAACCCAAGCAGGTTTAAATCCAGTATAAACAAATACTCCATCTGAACTTCCATTGCCTGTGTATGAGTTAAACTTACTGAACCCTTTTATTTCTGCGAAGCAGTAAGCTATAAAGGTTGCACTTGATGTGTTTGCTTCTGTACTAGCACCAAGAGAAAATGTTGAAGATGTTGGCGAAGTGTCATTCCAATAAAAAGAAGTAGTTTCTTTTGCTGTATCTAAATTTAATTTCATAGCAGAAGTATTCCCCATAGCTTCATGGTATGTAAGCCAATGTGCTGAACTAGAGAAACTTCTTCCTTTACATATAACCATTTTTGGTGCTACACCTAACCCATGACCTACAGTTGCATTAGCACCAGTACCTGTATAAGACACAATACTAAATCCACTTGTAGTGTTTGCTGAAACTGTTGATGTGATACTTCCATCTGTGTTTGATGAACCACTTGTGTTATCAGCTAACCAGTTCCATGAAACCTGAGATGAGCCATTAGCATTGTAACCATGATCGCTACTATCTTGTGTAAGTGTAAAACCATCACTATCAAAACTTTGCAAACCATTGGTTGAATTAGTAGTATTTTCTGCATCAGTTTGATCTGATTTTAAATTTTTCTTAACTCCTCTAACAACATCTGCAAGTCTATGATGTTGTGATGTATCTCTATCTTTAATCCATATAAAATCTGGTTGAAATCCTACACCTGTAATTGATTGTGTATTAGACGTTGGATAACCATTACCTGTATAAAGAACAGTATTAAAATAATCGTCTGATTTATCTATTGGTGTATAAGCCATTATCCATACTCCGCTAAATTTTTTGTGTTAAGTGCATAATATCCTGATGGTACAGCATATTCAAAGTTTCCGTAGCCATCAGCATCACTATTTCCTGATGAGATTGTGTAAGATGGACTGCCAAAATTACAAGAAAGTACACTACCCGAATAAGAACTAACACCAATCATATAAGCTTCTAAAGCTACTCTATTTGGTAAAGCAAAACCACCAGTTCCAGAAGCACCACTTGTGGGGTCACCACTATTTATAAAAGTTCCGTTTTTTGAAAAATAAATATAGTCATTATCTAAATCAAGAGCAATTCCTACTATTGTTCCATCAGCCATTGAACCTCCAAAAAAACCTAAGTTAACACCATTAGATTCGACATTTCCGCTTTGAGATCCCCAAGCTATATTAGTTCCAGAACTGCCATTATCACTACCCAGCCAGAAATTAGAAATAGTTTCAGCTAAGTTTTCACCAGTTACACCAAACCAAGCATAAGTACCTGAAACTTTCTTGAATTCCACATACCACTTTCCTTGATTTGGTGCTATTGTAGATAAAGCACTTTTCCAAGCAGCAGGTGAATTAGTATAATTTAAATTACCTTCACTAAAACCAGTTCCAGAGCTACTATATAAATTATTTAATACTACTCCATTATTAGTCGGTGTATCCGTAGTTTGGTCTATGCTAGTTAAATTATTTACAGTAAAGTTATTTCCATTACCACTATCGTCTTGACCCAATGCAGCAGAGTTTTCAAATGGTAAATAAAATCCATTTGTACCAAAGGTTAATCCAGATACATCTATTGGTTTCCAGATTCCTGAATCTTCGTCAAATTCTCCAAATGATGTTGGTTCTAATGCTTGTCCATCTATAAATACTGTTTCAGCAAGATAACCATCTAAATTAGTTCCATAAAATGCGTCTCCTATATAATGAGTTCTTGCTTGATTAACCACACCTTGATAATTTAATGCTGGATATACAGCAGCATAAGCACTTGTTTGTCTAACACCATTAACATAGATTCTTATTCTATCCGAACTTGTTGCATCTGTAGTATCCCAAACTAATGTAAAATGATACCAAGCTGATGAATCTCTAAAAACATTATTTAATTCAAGTCTATAGTTTCCAACTGTACCACCACCTTCGTATTGTCCGTACTGTATTCTATCTCCTGGTCTAAATAAAAAATATGCCTCTCCACTTCCAGCATAATCTGTTCCTAAAATATTCATGTTGGCATTACTAATGTAAGCTCTTTTAACCCATGTACTAAAAGTCCAAGTTCTTTGATTTCCAGCACTAGGAAATGCTCTAGTTAAAGAATCATCACTACCATCATTAAATCTTAATGAGTTATCAACGTCATAACCCCCTGCCGATTGGTTTCCTCCAACTATTAACACGTTAGATTACCTCCTCTGGCCACTCTCCTAAAGGTCTTGTATACACAGGATCTTGTTCTGTTCCTGTGTTAGTATATTCATA